GGACAGGATTCGAACCTGTATCCCACACGGGTTCACAACCTCGGAGAGGTTTATTAATAGGTTGATAAGACCAAGCGTTTGCCAATTTCGCCACCTGACTGTTTTTTTTAAAGTATTCCTGTATCAATATCAGTAATACCTACTTCCATTGGAATTTCATCTTCATCCATTGTTTTATAATTTAAGTTGTTAATAATTATGCTGTAGTCAGGACAGGTAATAACCCTGTATCTTGAGGAAATCTCCACTGTTTTTTAATTAAACTACCTGACTAAATAATGTTATGTAGAATGTAACACCCATCTTGTATTTATAATACAAAGAGATCAACTGCTAGCAATGGTAATTTAATAATAAAATTAAATTCTTATTCATACATACGCCATTATTTGTTTTAAATTAAGAGAGTAGTATTTCTACTACTCTCTATTAATTGACTACATTAAAGACTCTAATACAGCTTTAGTAGTAACTGCTGATGTAGCAGGTGTACTAACTTTAGTTTCAGTCCTCATATCAACATCACCAAATACATTAGCATTTGCAGATTCTTTATGATTAGTATAATCATTTACAAAGAAACCTGTAGAATATTGAATAGGTTGAACTACATTACCATTACTGTCTTTAATTACATGTTTTTCTTGCAACTGTTCTTTAGTTACAATACCAGCACTAAGAGCATATTTTTGCTCATCAGTTAATACATCAACAAGCTTATTGCTGTATTTCTTGCAGATTCTTGCATTAGGTTTAGTAGCAAGCATTGCTTCTACTTGTTCTTTAGTTACACCATTTGGAACTAATACCCATGCCATACGAGTACTCTTGTACTCAGTTCCTTCGATATTAAATGCTTCAATATCAAATAAACTATCAGACATACTATTCTCTACTTTCTTACCTGGATAGGTAGAAATAATTGTTTGTCTAATTTGAGCCTGCTTAAATTCAGGTCCTTTTAATGAATCTACAATACCATCTACAGTAATTGCGTTAAATTCTTTGCTGATTCCATTTACAGTTGTTTTCATCTTGATTTGATTTTAATAATTAATAATTAGTTTGATTTTGTTCTTCTTGTATAGCAATTTTAACTGCTTGTTTAAACTTTTTTTGAAATTCAGGAAATTTCATAAACATGTAACAATCGGCTAGTTCATTTCTAAACTTTAATTCAGTTTTAAATGCTTCTAACCATTCTTTTTTAGTATGTCCATGTGTACTACCTTCACTATATCTTTGAAGCTGTTTAATACAACTTCTAATGTGGTTAGTATCCATAAACTTAACTGTTTGGTCACTCCATTTCCAATAACTGGATTGAGTTAATTTTCTCATTAGACCAGTTTCAGTCTTCGGTGTTTGTTGAGTAGTTTTCATTATTTTCTAATTGTTTTATATCAACTATTTCTTGTTGATTGGTTTCTAATTCTTCTAATTCTGCTGCTTTAGTCTTCCAAATAGGTAATCTATTAACAGATAAACCAATAGGAAGGTATAATATACCCCCTATTGATGTACCATATTGTTTTAGATCACTCCATTTTTCTGCTTTAACAGTCATTTTAGTGTCTATGAACAAGGGCTCTTTCATACTACTTTGAGTATAATATTGAACTTAATCTTGTTCTTAAAGCCTAAAATAGTGCTAATAAACTCATCTCGTAGAGTGCTATTAGGTTTACTATATTTAAACTTCTTCACCATTGATTTCTCATAATCAGATTTCTTATAACCTGATGATGGTATTACAACTGGTGGTCTTAAACCTTCCTTAACCATTTGTGCATCATTAGCACAGTTGACTCTTAATTTAACTAATTCAGGGTCATTTGGTAATCTTAATACGTTTTTCATTTGTCTTTTAGTTTTTTAATGATTGATGTTAAAATTGAAATTGTGATTACTTGGTTAACGATGAGAATTGTGAGTAAGATCTGATCCATTGTTTACGATTTATTGTTATTACTGGTGTTTTTAATGTGTCTATTGGATTTCTCTTCCAAAACTCTTTAAATAATTGTACAAGTTCAGGTCTATCTATATAGATAGTATCCATACATATTGTATCAGGATTAAAGTTGAGAGATGCTATTAGCAATAATGTCTTCATAATCTAATAGTTCTAATTCAGATTGATTTTGTATATCTTCTAACTCATTTAGTTTGTCGATATAAAAGTTCATTTGTTCTTGGTAATCTTCTTCAGTAATACCAATCATTTGATTGTAATCAGAATTTAATAGATCTATTTGATTTTGAAGATCTTGTGCTAATTGTTTAGCTGTTTTTTCCATGGTTTATTTGATTAAAGGATTAGTAGTAATAAAAATGTAGTGTCATTATTAGATAACAACACTACATATTGAGTTTACTTGTGGTTTTCTTCAATTAAGACTTCCATAACATAATGACTTGCAGCAATCCAACCAACTAAACTGATTAGCCAGAATACAGGATTACATATTGTACAATCTGCAAGTGTATATTTTGTGCTAATAGCTACAAAGAATGCAATTACAAATGGTACTAATGAGCCTAGGAATAAGATAGATAGCAATACTATAGTTGCTTCTAATACTTTGTTTAATAGTTTTTTCATTGTGTTTTTTATTTGATTGTTAGTTAATTGTTTGTGTTTTACCCATCTGCAAATTTATAGAGGCTTTGGACTCTCAAGTATAAATACTTGGCTGCATTAGTAAATTCAGGCTCGGTAACTCCTGAATTATATCCAATCTAGTTGTTGCATCAACTACTGATTTTTTAATATATCAAAGGCTTTCATGCAATATTTCCTTTGATAGAAGATTTACCATACCTCTTACTAATTGGATAGCTTCAGAGTTACTCTATTCTTCTTTTTGTGTTTTACTTAATTCTTTTTAAAAAACAGTGTGTGAGAGATACAAAACGAAAGATTAATTACTTCTTTCTTCCTAATAAAATCTACTCTCTTTCTCAATATTGAGAAGTTTTAATTACCTAAGTACTTAGGACACACTGTTGTTTGTAATTAAAGGAGCTACCTTTCGTATAAATACGCTAACGATTACAAACTATTCTTACTAAACCTACAACAATAGGAACATCAGAATAACTGTTTTTCAACTAATTAGGAAAATTAATATACTGTCTTTATCGTTTAAATAGTTTAATTAATTTTTATTGAGCAAACCTAATTTGTGTTTTACACCTAAAACTATAATCTTCTCTCATTACTCTTTCTCCTTTTGCGTGGATACTTGAAGTATTATAGAAACTGGTGTCCTCAACATCTTGGAAAGTTATTGAGTTTTTTACGCTAATATCAAGTGGATAATCACTATCAATCAACTAATCTGTGGTAACTGAACAGACTTAAACAGTAGCAGATTTTACAGTTCTACTTAACTTGCTGCAATAGGCATCATAAATCTAACAAATAATTATCTATTTGTTGACCAAGACTTATTTAGCCCAGTAATCCTTGCGGATTACAAATTGCAGCAATTTCTTACATTTTTACCCATAAGACGGTCAAATCTTATGAGTGTAAGTGTTAAAAATTGAAGATTGGGTACATAATGAGGTATATTACCTCTTGATTTTAAAACTCAAAACAACGTGTTTTAAGTTACCTTGGATTACCTAGGTTATTGTTTAGAATAATCTCTTTGCACTTAATTGTAATCTACAGAAGAGAAAAGTTCCTTATAGTATGACTCAAGAACTAATCTTTGATCTTCACCACAGGTTCATACCCTATGTTTCTAAGATTACAATTTTGTGCATTGAGATAATCTCTTTGCAATAGTTGTGAGTCTGCCTGGCAAATATTATTACAGTTTAAATCGTGATCTGCTTAGTACACGAAGGCTGTAAACCAGGTATTTCTTACAACTTATTGCATTGAGATAAAAAGATTTATTCTTAGAGTTTATAGCCATAGGTAAAAAGGTAGAACATTTCTGATACATCAGACAATATGAATGTTAACTATGATTCCTTAATAGTCTTTGCTTCCAAAGAATAAATCTTAATGAATAATCTCTTTGCACTGAGTTGTAATAGTTAATTCCATTATAGGCTGACGAATGTAAGTGTTTGTCTATACGAAAGTCACACTTAAAAGACATAAGGTTGCGAACCTTACTGTGCCTAGGAAAACTATTACAACTTTTCTAAAGAGTTGTGCATTGAGATGTGGGAAACATGGTAGGACAGAGCTCACGAAGAGATGTCCTTTAAACCATGCAATGTTATTGTTGATACTTTGACTCTTCTTGTTGATCAGCTAACGTAGCTAGATCAATATCATAATTTTTTGAAGCATAACCACCACCTATTAAAGCCAATATTTCTTTAACCATAAATAAACATGGTCTAATTTTTTCTAAAGCGGCTACTGATTCTGTTTCTATATGATATTTAGTCAAAAGTCTTTCTAATTCTAGTAATTCTTTGTTTGCCATTGTTTTGTGTGTTGTGCTCTTACTAAACTCACATAAGTGAGAACCTCAGAGCAGTTGGTTATTTAAAAGATGCTTGGAACAGCAACCCATTGTAATCTAGAACCATTATGTTCTTTATCAACAATAACATATTGGATATTGTTACCTGCAAGTAAACTGTTAAAATGTTTACGAGAGATAAAATAAGTATCCCATGTATTATCAATATTGATACATACTGAAGCTCTGTTCATACGAATGAGTCTGACTTGGTTGAAAGATAGTGTTTTCATTGTGCTATATGTTTAGATGGTTAGTTTTTTAGATAGATAGATAAAAAAGTTTTAGTAATGTCCGTTAGGACACTACTAAAAACTCTAACTCTTTAAACTTACAGACTTGGACAAGACCTGAAAGGTCGTCTATGTCTGCACCACTCTTAACAGCCAGGCGCCAGCCGCCTGGCATTTGCAAATAGTAACTATCTTCTTTCTTCCCAGCCGTAGGCTCGGGAAGATTTTCAGGGTCGCTAATTTGCACCAAATCAGTGTACTCACTTAAACTTACTTTAAAACCTGCAGCTTCAGCAAAGGTTTTAAGTTTTGCAACGGTAGTTGTGGCTAATTTTGCCATAATTTTATTTATTAATTTATTAATAATCTAGGCAGGGCACCTTGCCCCGCAATATTTAGGGTGAGTGGGCTTTTTGGAGGAGGTCCACTCTCACACATCCCCAAAACAATTTTCTAAAATTTTCTAAAAAAATTTTTTTTTAAAATTACATTTAGCTATAAAAGTTCTTAACATTCTTTAACAACAAACCACTTGACTTTTAGTATTTGTGATATATATTGTAAGCGTACCATAATTAGTGAGGTGATGGCTTACGAATTATACCAGTGAATACTAATAAGTAGGATCTTAGAAGTTGGATAGTAGTCCGCAACCTTGAGATAATAGGTAAACATAGCAGACGAGGTTTCTCCAATAGGTACACAAGGAACTAAGTAAAGTAGGGTATGGCACTCTAGGGTAAAAAACAACAGTAGTAGAAATACTCCCCTAATGGTCATGATTGAGTGTGTAGGCTAAACACGGATACCTGAAGTAAAACTTAATTCTGAATAATTAAACTACTAGGGGTAAGTGTGTCTTATTGGGTAGTATATAAGAGTATTAATATTCTAACTTAGGGAAATGAAAATAGAAATTAATAATACTCGTGATAAGATTATAGAGCAATACTATACTCTTGTTAATCCTTTATTAGGTAAGGATAAATTGGGTCCTGTTGAGATTAAAGTCTTGAGTAAAATGGCTTTAATATATAATACGTATCAACATTTAGGAGATGACGCTGCAAATCTTCTATTATTCCACACACAAAGTAGAAAACAAATTAGAGAGGCTGTTGCTAAAGACTTACAAAGTGCTTTTAGTAGGAATAGTCATGAAGCTATCTTATCTCGTCTTAGAAAGAAGAATTTAATTACCAAGACTAAGATATTGTATTTACCTCCTATTAAGGATAATAAGGTTAATGTAGATATTAGACTTAATATTGTTAATAGCGATGAGTAATAAGTTTATTGAATCTATTCTTAAGGAAGTAGCTGAGGAAGAAGACTTACCTTTATATGTTATTGAGGAGATATATGATTCTCCTTTTAAGTTTATGAAAGAAGATACTAAGAAGTTTGGTAACTGGAAGATTTACTTAATAAATGGATTAGGTAAGTTTATGCCTCACAAAACTATTCTTAATAAGGTTAAGAATGGTGAGCATATTAATAATGTTAAAAGATTAGATGATGAAAAACAATAAGACAATTGATATAGATAAGCAAGAGGGTAAGATAGTTATATCTGTATATCCTAAGTTTTATAAAGATGAACAACCTAATGTAGTTACCCCTACTATTATTACTTTAAATAGTAATAAGATTAAGGTAACTATGAATATTGATGTTAATGTAACTGATGATGGGTATGATGAGAATCTAGGTATTACTATTAAAAGAGATGAGAATTTCTTTACTAAAGGTACTTGGATTAGTAAGAAAGAGTTTGTTACTAATATATCTTGTATAGTTAATAAGATTGAGTTACCTGATGAAGAAACTGAACTAGAGTATGTTGTACAAATTATTACTTATGGGAATGTGATTAATGTTAGGACTAAGAGTGAGGAAATACAAGAACAATTACTAACTTTATTAGAAGAGTGGTATAATGAGTAAATATACTGAGATAGTAGAAGGTTGGGGTAATTTCTTATTCCCTAATAAGAAGGTAGAATATGAAGCTAAAATGCGTGCTATTCTTTGTGGTGAATGTACTCTATATAATGCAGGTATATGTAATCCTTTAAAGAAAGGTAAAGCAATAAGAGATTTTACTTATAGAGGTGAGCAAAGAAAACAAGGAGAAGAGTATGGTGGTTGTGGTTGTCCAATAGCTACTAAGACTAGGAGTATGAGTTCTAGTTGTCCTTTAGGTAAATGGTTAGAAAGCAAAACAAATAATTAAATTATATTAGAATGAAACAAGAAAATGAATTGAAAGGTATTACTCCTTTAAATGGAACAGTGATTTTAGAAATGCCTACTAAAACTGCAAGTGGTATTTTATTGAATACCGATGTTAATAGGTATCAAGGTATGTTTAAAGTAGTAGCCGTAGCTGCTGATGTAGAGAATGTTAAGGTAGGTGACTATGTGTTAGGTGCTGGTAGTGTTATGCCTCTAACTGTTACTTTCCATGGTAAGAAAACAGAATATGCTCAAGTATATAAGTCTGCTATCTATACTGTTATAGATAAGGATATTGTAGATGATGCTTACTTTGGTACTATTGAATCAGGTCATAATGATTAATTATGAGGATCTTTCAACAAAAAGATAATAATATTATTGTTTCTCCAGAAGTACTAACTATTCCAGAGTTTAGTGCAATATGGAAAGCAGATAAAACAAAAGATAAGGTAGAGGCTTTTAAAGCCTTTACCTATATCTATCATACTGTAGATTATAACTCTCCTTATAGTAACTATCCTAAGGATAAGAAGGATGACTCTATTAAGCAAGATATGCTTGGTGATCCTGAATATAAAGTAAGTGATAAAGTTACTAAGGCATTAACTAAGTATAAACAGTTACAAGAAACTCCATTACAAAGGTTAATGCAAGCTGCTAAGAATAAGATAGATGATATAGCAACTTATTTAGAAACTACTAGTGTTGATGATGAATCAATTAAACTAGTGTTAGAGGTATATAAAAATATATCAACTGCTGTAAGTAATTTTGATAAGTTACAACAAGCTGTTGAGAAAGAGGTAGAAAAACAATCTTCTAGAAATCGTGGTGATATACAAGTTAATACAGATTATAATGAGTAAGCTAAGACGTAAGTCTAAGCAAGCTAAACAAACTAAACACTTTGAACCTGAGTACGGATGTTAATAGGAACTAAACAATTTCTTGAAACTAGAGAATTCTTTGAAAAGCATGATATATATACTAAGGCTTTACCTGGTACTTATCAGTATAAAGAGTTTTGGGATGAACAAGTAAATAGATGTATGAAAGGATACCAAATAGGTGATTTATATATACCTGGTCCTTATTATTTTTATTTAAACTTCTTTCCAATCCTAGGTAAGGATGAAGTTACTGGTAGAAAGAAAAAAGTATTTTCTAAATTTACTGATGTCGACTTAGAGTATTTTCTTATATTAGAAGAAGCTAGGAAACAAAAGAAAGGTGTTATTATGACTAAACCTAGACGTACAGGTTTCTCTTATAAGAATGCTGCTGTAGTAGTCCATGAATATAATTTCTATAGAGATGCTAAATGTATTATTGGAGGTTATGAAAAAAAGTATTCTGAGAATACAATGAATATGGCTTTAGAAGGATTAAACTTTCTTGGTAAGAATACTGTATGGTTTAAACCTCGTAATCCTGATACTAAGGAACATGTTATGGCTAGACATCAAAAAGTAGTTGATGGTGTACCTCAATGGGTAGGCTATAACTCAGAGATTAGACGTCTAACATTCCAAGATAACCCTTTCTCCTCAATTGGTTTAAGTGCTAATATATTCTTATTTGAAGAGGCTGGTCTATTTGCTAATATTAAGGAGTCTTATAATATATCTGAACCTACTTGGAAAGATGGTGATGATATGATTGGATTACCTATCTTATATGGTACAGCTGGTGATATGGATAAAGGCTCTTTACAGTTCTCTGAGATGTTTTATAATCCTGAAAAGTTTAATCTGTTATCTTTTGATAATATTTGGGATAAAGAAAAGACTGGTACTAAATGTGGTTGGTTCTTACCTGCTAGTAGACAAAGGTTTGGTAATTTCCCTGATCCTAATAACAACAATAAGTTAACTCCTATGATAGATGAAGATGGTAACTCTAATCAAGAGTTAGCTACCTTATCTGTACTAAAGAATAGAGAGAGTAAGAAAGGTGATATGAAAGCCTATAGAGATAGTATTACCCAGTATCCTCTTACTACAATGGAAGCATTCTTAGTTAGAGGTAATAACATATTTCCTACTGAGTTAGCTCAAGATAGACTAGCTGAATTAGAGTCTAACAAGATAATTACTGACTCTTATTGGTCAGCTGATCTAAAACAAACTGAAACTGGTGTAGAATTTAGATTAACTGATAAGTTACCTATTGCAAAGTTCCCTTTACAAGCTGATGATGATAGAGAAGGTTGTGTTCAAATCTTTGAACAACCCTATACTGATAAACCTGCCTTTGGTATGTATATTGCTGGTATTGACCCTTATGATGATGACCAGTCTAGTACTGATTCATTAGGTAGTATACTAGTTATGCACTCCCTAACAAGTAGAATAGTAGCTGAATATACAGGTAGACCACAGACTGCTAAGGAGTTTTTTGAGATTTGTAGGAAGTTATTAGTGTATTATAACGCTGTAGCTAACTATGAGAACAATAAAAAGGGTCTATTTGCCTACTTTGAGCAAAGAAATTGCCTACATTTGCTATGTAGTACCCCTAAAATCCTTAAAGATCAACAAATTATCACTATTATAAGGGATTCTGGTAACACTAGTAAGGGTACTAATGCTTCTAAAGAGGTAAATAAGTACGCAAGACAGCTAATTAGGAGCTATATGCTTGATCAAGCCTACAATAAAGAGCCAGGACTTACAAATACACACACAATTCCTAGTATTCCCTTGCTAAAAGAGATAGTTTATTGGAATGAAAGTGGTAACTTTGATAGAGTTAGTAGTTTAGGTATGCTTTTAATCCTTAAAGAGGATAGAATTAAGCTAGTTGTTGAAGAAGAGGAAGAAGAGGAAGACAAATTTAGGTCTTTTTTTAACAGATATACTAACACAAACAATAGCTATATACCCACTGGAATTACTTTTGGTCATGAATACCGATAACAATATATAAGTAATACATTATAATTTTTCCTATGAATAAATTCAACTTAAATATTACTTTTCCTAACCAGAAATTGCCTGAATCATCTAAAAATGAGGAATGGCGTAAGCAAAATGTAGATGCTGCTGAAACTTTAATATTGAATCAAAACCAATATACAAGAAATTCTAGGTACGCTAAGCTGGTTAACTACGATTTATATGCAGGTAAGCTCCATCCAAGTGATATGGAACTTATTATGAATCCATTAGGATTAAAAGATGTACATTTTCCTGCAAGACCTTTAAATCACTCTATTATTAACCCTTATATTAAGACTTTAGTAGGTGAGGAGATTAAAAGAAGGTTTGATTACCATCTTAAAGTTAATAATGAGGATGCTATTAGTGAAAAAGAGAAAGCTCAAATACAATCTTACCAACAATTAATTGAACAAATATTACTTGAAGGTTTAGAGCAACCTCAAGAACAAACTGAGGAAGCTAAAGCAGCTTTTGAAGCTGAGGTTGAGAAAAGACTTAGACAAAAGAAACAATACATGACCTTTGAGTGGCAAGATGTTAGAGAAATTGCTGGTACTAGGTTATTAAAATATTATACTCAAAAGAATCAACTAACCGAAGCCTTTATGAGAGGGTTTGAAGATAGTTTAATTTGTGCTGAGGAGATTTATAGAATAGATGTAGAGAACAACGAGCCTGTTGTTTATAAATGTAATCCATTAAATACTTATTTCTTACTACCTCCTAACTCTAATAGAGTAGAGGATTGTGATATTATTATTGAAGAAGATTATGTTCCTGTTAGTAAGATTATAGATGATTACTATGAATACCTTAAACCATCTGAAATAGATTGGTTAGGTGAACGTACTATGTATAAAGCTAAAGGTACTTATGGTGGACCTGTTAACTATGAGTTACAAGATCCTACCTTTGCAATACCTTTTGGTTTTACTAATAGTATTAATATTAACCAAGTAAACGTATCTGCTAATAGTTATCTTGCATTTGATTCACAAAACAATGTAAGACGTGTTAAGGTTGTATGGAGAAGTCTTAGAAAGGTAGGTATACTATCTTATATAGATGAGTTAGGACAACCTCAAGAAACTTATGTTAATGAAGATTATAAAGTAAATAAAGAAGCTGGAGAGTCAATTAAATGGATTTGGATTGGTGAGTGGTGGGAAGGTACTAAACTTGCTAATGAAATCTATATTAAGATGCAACCCAGACCAGTTCAGTTTAGAACTTTAAATAACTTATCTAAATGTGCTAGTGGATATGTTGGTACTATTTACAAAACTAATAGTTCTCAACCTCAATCCTTATTAGACATTATGAAGTCTTATCAATACTTATATAATGTTATTTATCATAGAACTCAATTAGCTTTTGCTAAGAATATTGGTAAAGTAGCTAACTTAGATTTAGCTAAAATGCCTGCTGGTTGGGAACCTGATAAGTGGTTATACTATATGAGGGAGATGGGATTAGCTGTAACTGATAGTTTTAATGAAGCTAAAAAAGGTGCAGCTACTGGTAAACTAGCTGGTAATATGTCTAGTAATCAAGCTGTGTTAGATTTGGATATGGGTAACTATATTCAACAACATATTGAGATGTTACAATATATTAAGAATGAACTTGATCTAGTAACTGGTATTACTCCACAAAGACGTGGACAATATACTTCAGCTGATCAAGGTTTAGGTGTAACACAAGAAAATAAACTAGCTAGTAGTAATATTACTGAGTGGTATTATAAAGTACACGACAATACTAAAGTTAGGGTATTAACTTATTTATTAGAAACAGCTAAATACTGTTTACGTAATGGTAATAAGAATATCCAATATATAGAGGATGATTATACTACTAAGATATATCAGATTGATGGAGAGCTTGTAAATGAATCAGAATACGATTTATTTATTAGAGATGCTGTAGAAGATGGACAAGCTATAGAAATGCTGCGTAGAGCAACAGAAATAGGCTTACAGACTGGTCAGGTTAATATCTTACAACTAATGGATATTTATAGTAATCAATCATTAGCTTCTATTAGAAGAAAGATTGAGAAATCTGTAGCTGAAGCACAAGAACAAGCTCAACAGCAACAGCAAATGCAGATGCAACAGCAACAAGCTATTGAGAACCAGAAAGTTCAAGTTGAGATGGAAAAACTTAGACTTAAACAATATGAAATTGATCAAAACAATCAGACTAAGATTGCTATTGCTGAAATGCAGGCTTATGCTATGGATGAAGGATCTTCTCCAGAGTTAATTGATAGGACTGCAGAATTTGCATATAAACAACAAGAGATATCTCAAAAAGCATTTAATGAGCAAGAAAAACTTAGACATGCTAAAGAGATTAAAGATAAAGAACTTGATCTTAAGCGTAAAGAACTTGAAGAAAGGATGAAGATTGAGAATAAAAAACTAGAGCAAATTGAAGTACAAAATAAAAATCAAGAATACTTAAAAGAGCTTGATGTTAAGATGAAGAAAGAAGAACTTAACGCTAAGAAAGAGATTGAAAAAATAAAACTACAAGCAGCTAAATCTAAAGCTAAATCTTCAACTAAAAAGTAAAATGTTATTAAACAATAAGCACTACTATAATCTACCTCCAGAAGAAAGAAAAAACTTGTGGAAACACTATAAAAAAGTATACCCTAATATGGGATATACTGATATGGTTAAACATTTTAATAGTGAAGTAGAAAACTATCAATTTGGTGGTAGAACTGATTACTTTAATAGTGATGTTAAGAAATACAAATTTGGTGGAGAAACTTCTGGTTCTACAAATATAATTAAAAATTATATGGGTAGTGATGAGAATTATGCTACCATGAATGTAGATAGAGGTAATATTGGTGGTGAAGCTTGGTTAGATACTCAAAGTAAAAAAATATACCCTTATTTAAATTTAAATAAAGATATAGGTAAAAATAAAAATACAAATATTAATTTTAGTTTACCAATACCTGTTAAAGGTAATAATACTTTTAGTATTGGTATTACTAAAACTTTTGCTGATGGTGGTAAAACAAATACTTTAGAAGGTGATTTAATTTCTAAAGTAATTATGAATAGAAATAAAGATAAAGATTTTGTTAAAAGAGCTTATGCTGTTGGACAATATCCAGAATCTAATATGTTTACAAGATTTGATCCTGATCAATTTGGTCAAAAAAATTCACATTTAATGTCTTGGGGAGAAGATGATAAAGGACAAGCTTATATGTTTCCTGAAATAATGAATCCTAATAATGAGGCAATTAAAATACCTAATCAATACGCAGATTATATTACTAGTGAAGGTTATAAAAAAGTTACAAATATTCCAATTAAAAAATCTAAAGGTGGTAAAGTAACATTTAGTACTGATGGTGAAAAGCATATTGTTTATAAAAAAGAAAGTCCTACTGGTATGGGTAAAGGTAAGAAAGGTCATATAATGGTTAACCATCCTACTAAAGATAAAGGTAAATGGGATACTATTGATCTTACTGAAAAAGCTAATGCTAAAACTGTAGCACAAGGTGTTGCTGCTACTAAGAAATGGCATAAAGAAAACCCTATGGAAAAGTATGCTATAGGTGGTAAAACTGATAAGTATGTAGCTGAACCAAGTACTACAGCAACTAGATTTAGAAAAGATAAACCTATATTTAGAAGTGAAAGTCCAAGAGAATCTGAACCAATGTTTAATGCAAACAATTGGATTTTACAACATATGGAACCATTTAGTTCTATAAAAGATGCTTATGGTATATATGATGCAGTTAAAAGAGGTGATAGAGCTGATTTAAATAAAAGTATACTTTCTCAAATAATACCTTTTGTAAATTATTCTGATATAGAATTACCTAAACAAGTTAAAGAAGCTGTTAATAGAAGTGAACAAGAAAATAAAGATATTATATTAAAAAGAAATAAAAAAGCTAAAGGTGGTTTAGTTGAAAAGTATCAAGAAGGTGGAGAAACTGATAATATTGATCAAAATAATAATCAAGTTTATACATATCAAACTAATCCAGAGTATTTTGATAATAAAGCAGTTATTCATGAAAATCCTCAATATAATGAATTAATTAAAAAATCAGTATATGCTGGTACTCATGGTTACAATCCTAATACAGGAGAATTAATTAAACTTAAAAATAAAGTTGAAGTTCCTGAAGAAACTCAAATAATGAGTACTAAAGAATATGGTAAAGCTTCACAAAAAGAAAGATTTGCTACTAATCCTGAATTAAGAAAACAATATATACAAAAATCTACTGAAGAAGCATATCAAAATCCTTTAATGTATGCTCCAGGTATGATATATGGTTCTACTATTGCTCCAGCATTAGGTGCTATTACAAATATTCCAAGTCTAATTGAATCAAGTGATAATATAATAAAAGGTAAAGGAAAAACATTAGATTACGCTAATTTATTATTTAGTTTACCAGCATCAAAATATTTATTAAACTCAGCAAAACCTTTTATTAAACGTACTGCTAAAATTGCTGCTGATCAAATTGATGATGCTATTTATAATATTAAATATAAAAATCAAATAAAAAATTTAGAACCAACTAAATTTAAACTTTTACAACAAATTAATAATCCTGAAGGATGGAAAAGATTACGTGATCAAGGAATAGATCCTAAATCTTTTTTAAACCAATTAAATAAAACTAAAGTTTCTTCTATAAGAAATGCAGGAAGTTGGGATGATTCGCGTCAAATTAATATTGATTTTGATCAATTAAAATATTTAAAAAAACTAGGTTATAATTTAGATGTAGAATCTGTTATGGCGCATGAAATAGGACATAGAATGCAACGAGGTTTTAATTCACCAGCTGTTAAAAAGTATAATGAAGTAATGGAAGCTCTTAACCGTAGAAAAGCTCCTGAAACACTTGTTTATTCTACTCCATTAGATAAAGAAAGTGCACAATTACTTGCTCCTGTAACAAAAGATATGTTGCATGAAGATGCTGATTATTTTTTTCAAGGAACTGAACATCATGAAAGATTACCTTTTCTTAGAGAAACTAAAATGGAAATGAAAAATAAAGGTTATATAAGTGATATTTATAGTAAAATAAATTCTGAAACAATTAAAAGATTTTTAAAAGAAAATCCAGGTAATAGATTTGCTAGATTTTTAAATGTAGATTCACCTATAACACATAGAAGACTTAGTTCATTATTAAATAAAACTCCTATTGTAGCAGGAGCAGCTGTAGCTACAGATAAATTAAATGAAAAATAATGATAACTAACTTCAACATATTTGGACAACTTATTAAGATAGAAAGTCGTAAATCTTTATACAAAAAGAAGTGTTTAGGTATGTGGTTATCTAATGAAAATAGAATTCTTGTACAAGAAAATACTGATAAATATCCTCTTAATGATGATATAATTAATCAAACTACTTGCCATGAAATTATACATGCTTGGTTAGATAAATGTAACTATCATAAGCTCTCTGATGATGAGCAATTAGTTGATTTACTAGGCAATTGCTTGCATGAATTCTTAACTTCACAAAATAAAAACTAAGTATTAAGCTATTTAGCACAAAAATATAAAATAAATAATTGTTATACAAAACATAAATAAACCAATATATTAACTGATATGAACGAGAAAAATGAATTATTTGAAGGGTTAGGGTCCTTTCTTTTAAATCAAGACTCTGTAAGTGTTGACTCACTAGAAGGTAATAATACACCACCTGCTGTTGAGGAAGAAACTACTACAGAGAAACCCAAGTCTGATGCTGTTACACTAGATGAACTAGAGGCTGATCTAGCTGGACAAGCTGAAGAAACTACTGACGAAGAATCTACTGTTGAATCTACAGATGAAGCAGAAGAATCTACAGAACCTGGTAAAGAAGATAAAGGTTCAACAATTTACAAAACTTTATCAGAACTTCTTAAAGAAGAAGGTATAGTTGATGAAGTATTTGAAGATAAAGATTCATTATTCAACTACTTTAAAACAGCAGCTGAAAATGAAATAAAAGAGTGGAAAAATAGTTTGCCTGAAGAGATTACAACTATTATTGAGAATTATGAAGAAGGAGTACCTTTTGATGAGTTACTTAATATTACTTCTAATCAAATCAGATTAAATTCAATTGATGAGGAATCTTTAACTGAAGACCTTGAATTGCAAAAAAATCTAGTTAGAAACTATTATTATAATAAAGGTTTCAGTGAGTCTAAGATTGAAAAAATGATTACTAAATCTTTAGAACTTGATGAACTAGAAGAAGAAGCAGTTGAAGCTTTAAGTGAACTTAAAGAACTTGAAAGTCAAAGGTTAGAAGAACTTAAAGAAAGAACTAAACAAGAACAAGAAGCTCAACGTCTTGCTTATGAACAAACTATTAATAATCTCAATGATACTATAAAAGAAACCAAAGAGATTATTCCAGGTATTAAACTTGATGATAAAGCTAAGAAAGAGCTTTTCAACATGATTACAAAACCTGCAACTCAAAAAGATGGTGTTAATTACTCACAAGTAATGTTACTTAGAGAAAAAGATCCTATCGGTTTTGAGGTAAAACTTAATTATTATGCAAAGTTAGGATTGTTTGATGAAAACCCTAGGTTTGATTTAATAACTAAGAAGAGTGAAACTAAAGCATTAAATAAACTAGAAAAACAACTAGAAGAAGATTTGAAATCAAGAATCAATAAGTCTAGTGCTAATTCTAGAGGTGCAGATGAAAATACAAATGTACTTGATGCTTTAAAGACAGTATTTAAAAAATAAACATTAACCCTTAACAATATAAATTTTAAAATTAATGAGTCAAATTATTAGTCCTTTACAGAAATTTAGCCCTAAGGATTGGAGTGGTTTAACTACAAAAAATCACATCGGGGCTATGTATGGTGAACAACCTATCATGGTGTCTGAATTGATCAGTAACATCTACGATATAAACTTAGGTTTAGATTTCGATAGATTTATGGAGCAATTTGAAACTATGGAAATTGAAAGAGATGCTCCCTTTGAGTGGATGCTTAACTCTCAATCACCTTTCAAAAACATCCCAATGCTTCAGTATTACACTGACGTAGCTTTAACTACTCAAGGTACTACTCCTGGTATTGGTAATTCAAGTTTTTACTTGGAATTTCCTGATCGTATTTTTGAGTATTCTGATGTAATTGCTCCTGCTAGCTATGCAAAAGAAACTTACCAAATGCGTGTAATGTCTGATCCTAAGCCAAATGGTGCTAACTGGTGCTATGAAGTACAATTAGTATCTGGTGATGCTAATTTGTATGTACCTGTTACTGAACTTGCTAATGGTGTACGTTTTGTTAAAATGTATGCTCTAGCTGAACAAACTCTTTCTCAGCGTGGTTCTAGTTCATTGAACTTCAGTTCACCTTTTAGAATGCAAAATCGTTGCTCATTTATGCGTTCTGAGTACTTAGTACCTGGTGATATGATTGATCAAAAAGAAAATGCTCCACTTGGATTTTTCTTTGTAGATGCTACTGGTAAACGTCATACTACCTGGTTAGGTAAACTTGACTATGACTTTATGGTATCTTGGAAGAGAATGAAGTCTATGGCTCAGTTGTATGGAAAATCTTTGAAAAACTCTCAAGGTTCTTATACCATGAAGGGTGATTCAGGATATGAAATCAAAACTGGTTACGGGCTTTTGGATCAAATTTCTCCTTCAAATGTACACTACTATACAACTTTTAACATTGATGTATTGAGTGAAATCTTGATGAGTTTGTCTGTTGGTAAATTACCTGAAGATCAACGTAGGTTTGTACTGGGTACTGGTGAATATGGTATGCGTCAGTTCCACAAAGCTGTTGAAACTAAGGCTGTAACTTTTGCACCTTCAAGAGAAGAAATTCGTATTGCTGGTACAATGAATAACCTACACTATGGAGGTCAATTCAAGAAGTATTCATTTATCAATGGTATTGAAATTGAATTGATGCATATTCCTTTCTTGGATGATCCTAGTTTGTGTGCTATTCAACATCCTGATGGTGGTATCTTAAGTTCATATGAATACTTAATTCTTGACTTTGGTACTTCACAAGGTAAACCAAACATTCAAAAAGTAACTGTAAAAGGTTCTCAAGATGTTTACAAATATATCCCTGGATTGCGTGATCCATTTAGTCCATCTAATAGTGGTACTAAACCTGGTATGACTGTATCTAAGGTTGATGGTTATGAAGTAGTTCGTGCTTGTACCCTTGGTATTAAAGTACATAATCCAATGAGATTGGCTCGTTTCATTCCTAATCTATAATTTAAAATTTAGTAGGGTGGGGTAAAACCCACTCTACTTTATTTATATAAAAATGAAACAAATTAATTATATATAAAAACTATGGGGATAGTAGAAAAAGAACCTGTCACAATTGACAGTATTTTAAGAAACAAAAAAATTTTAGTAAAACCAATTATTAGAAACAATGGTAACTTTCCTAAAGGACATGACGGAGAGTTTATGTACACTGATACAGTATGGTCTACAGACCTAAGACCTGAACCAGGTACTACCAGATACAAAGCCATACTAAATGAATTTGAGAGAAAAGCATTTGAAGATGCTCTTAATCTTGAACCAGGTAATATGTCTTTTTATAAAAAGAATGGTTTTTGGGCTACATTTAGAGTTAAGTTGAATAAGGAAGGCAAGACTTTAGATCTAAGTGACCCACTTCAATACTTAGAGTATTTAGTACTAAAAGGAGATAGAAGAATTGCTCCTAATTGGAATGCTAAATATGAGAGTGGAGAATATAAGTTTGCTTTAGTAGATGAAGATGAAACTATTAAAGATAATATAACTAAAACTGAAATTAATAAGAAAGCTTATAAGTATTTTGGTAAGATTGAAGATTCTATTGAAGAAATGAGTATGGTTATCAGACTTGTTACTAATAGGATAGTTAAAAATAGTGATGTTGAGTTTTTAAAATCAGAAATTCAGAAATTAATTGATACAAATATTAAAGGATTTGTTGAAGTTATGGAAGATAAACATTTTGGAACTAAAGCATTTATTAGCAAAGCTATTGATGCAAAAGCACTTGATAGAACTGTTAAAGGTGGCTATGCTCTTAAAGGTGGTGATGAAATAGGTAGAACTTTACAAGAAACTGTAGAATTCCTAGAATCTCCTAAAAACCAAGATATTTATCTGAAACTTAAAGCTCAGATAGAGAATAGTAAAAAGTAGTTATTAACCACTTAGGAGTGAAACGCTTAAATAGACCCTAAGTTAATATATAATTAAGTAACAATGACAAAACAAGAGTTCTTGAACAACTTTTATCTACAAATGGATAAACTGGCAAGTCAAGCTTTGCCTGGCTATGAGCCTCCTGAAATTTCAGCCATGGCAACTGAGGCTCAAGAACTCTTGGTTGTTACTTATTATACAGGTAATAACTCAAGTCGTGAATCATTTGAACAAACTGAGAAACGAATAGAAGATCTAGGTGAGTTAGTTAAACAAAAGATACTAACACCTATGGTATATAATCCTCTACTAAATATGCCTAATGGTGTATTTGTAGAGTTACCTAATACACTTGTTACTAATGGTCCTACAGACTATAGTGATGTTCATTGGTTTACTGTTTATGAAGAAGTATTAACTAATGATAAGTGTAAACCTCGCAAATATGTTCTAGAGATTAATCATAGTGAATATATTAGAGCTTTAGATAATCCTTATAACAAACCTAATAAGAATAGAGTTTGGAGGATGAGGGTTGAAGGTAGAAAGCATGAATTAATTACAGATGGTAGTTATAATGTACAAAGTTATATTTTTAGGTATATTAAAAAACCAACACCAATTGATTTAACTGCTAATTTAAATGATCAAGTAAGTCAATTATCTGATCATATTCATAGAGAGTTAGTTAGAAAGACTGTAGAAATAGCTGTTAAAGATATTGAAGCTTACAACAGAATGCAAGCTGAAATTAGTACAAACAATACATATAGGGAATAAGCTATAGTTACACTAATTAATTCTATTAAAACAATAACAATAAACTAATTTATTAATATATTAATTAAAAATAAACAAAGAAATGGCTTTAAATAAAATTTCAAGTGCTAATAGAGCTGATGTTAGAAGCTCATTAGACGACGCTCAACTTGCTACAGGTGGTGATGTTAATCCAATTGTTGATTCTGTTAATACTCTAAATGATAGAGTATCTACTTATCCATTGGTAGTTGCTGCAGCTATTGTAGCTACATCTACTTCACAAACAACTGATTTTGGAGTATTGTTAACTACTGATAAAGTAGTTATGATTCCAGCAACAGCTGGTAGTGCAGATTTTATTACACCATCAGCAACTGGTACTTTAGGACAAGCTGCTGTTGTAGGTAATTTATATATAGTATTAAGAAGTGTATAACCAATCAAATTATTTATAAACATTAAATTTTTCAAACAATGTCATTACAAAATGTAAGTAATCACAAACAATTATTCATAGGTACAGCTAACCCAAGCTATCCAACTGCAGGAACTATTGCTACTCCAGATAATTTAGCTGCTGGTGTAGTTGCAGTTACTACTGTAGATGGTGTAGTACTTGATAATAGTGCTGGTAGCGCAGGTGCTGTTGCTGCTGCTAATACTCCTATTGTAATTGTTCAAAGTCAAGGTCCAGGCAAACCTTTAATTAAATCTGCCCCTTTTAGCAAAAGTCAAGTTTTAGTATCTAAAGGTAAACTTTATTCAGCTGCTGTTCAACAAGTATCTTATGTAGGATATAATGGAACCAGTGGAAGTTTTCTTCCAATGATATCTTCAGGTACAAATCTTATCTTGCGTAACACTTTTAAAACTAACTTTTTTCAATTTAGTGATAAACTAGTTGAATCAATTGTTGGTGTTAAAGTTGGTATAGCAGGTGTTAGTGATGATCAGTATGCTTTAGTTAATACTTTAACTAAATATGCTATTCAAGATGTACAAAAATATGTAAATATTCCTTATAAAGTTGAACGTCTTACTAGTGCTTCTGTAACCTCATTAGCTGGAACAACTGCTTGGAAAAATGCAACAGTTACTTTTAAATCTTCTATGGTTACATATGCTACTGCACATGGTTTATCTGTAGGTTCTTATGTAAAATTAGGAGATAATTTTTATAAAGTAGCTACTGTTCCTAGTACTACTACAATTACACTTGATGCTCCTTACCAAGGATCAACTGGTGTAGTTATTGCATCATCTGCAACAACTCCACATACAATTAGTGTTACTAATGGTTCAACATCTGCAACATTATCAGCTAACCATGGTATTACTGTTGGTACTGCTGTAACATTGTGGATTGCTGGTGTACTTTATACAGGTACTGCTGGTGCTTCTGCTGCTATTACATTATCTACAGCATATGCTGGTACAACTAATGCTACAGCATCAATTGCTGGTAGTGGTACTTTTACAGCTTCTACTAGTGCTGATTCAATAGGTATTCGTTTTACAGGTCTTCCTCAAACTAAATTTGCTCCAAATATCTTCCGTTATGAAACTTCTAAGTTTGTAACTAGTGGTACTAATTTTGGTATTGTTCCTATTACTAATGCTGCTGTAGTTCCTGTTGAAGGTTCTGGTGTGTATGAGCAAATTGCTGAAGAAGAATTCTTCTTCCAATTGTTTGAAGGTATGCATGATGCTAACTTGATTCAGGTTCCTCCTGTAACAATGCGTTCTAATGTTGAACTTACTGGTAAATATTCAATTATTGATTTTGAAGTAGCTACTCAATCTGGTACTATGAGCTTTATTAATAATCCTATTGCTCGTAAGCAAATTAGAATTGCTGTTAATAGTCAAACAAGAGTTAATCAATTAGATTCTATAGCTGATATTTTAGAAGTTGCTCTTGATTTAACAGTAAACACATTGATTTAATAATAACTTTTAAACTTTAATAAAAAGGCTATGGCTAGTTATAGCTGTAGCCTTTTTTAATATAATCAATCCATGGCTTTACAATTAAATATAAATATAACTGAATACGTAAATCAAGAATGGTTAACTTTTAAAGAGTTAACTGGTCTATATTCACCAGCTAACCTAACAGGTTGGGGTGCACCTAATCCTGAAACTACTGATGCTACAGCTTGTACTTTAGAAATGCAAGATGTTAACGGTAACAGTTTAGGTACTGTAGATTTGTCTGCAACATTTCCTACAAGTGATACAACTTATGAAATAAATATACTAGCAAGTGCTTTTGATACTGCTATGTCTAAGTTTAGTGATGGTGTATATCAATTTATTTATAGAGTTGAAACACCTTCTGGTAACTATGAAAAAAGATATTGGACTGTATTCCAATGTGCAGCTGAATGTTTAATGGATAACCTACTTATAAGACTTGTACAAGACTTTTGTGATACTTGTGAGGATGATGGTAGTGTATTAAAATATACTCAAGCTAGAATGATTTTAGATGCTGCTAAGTCAGCTGCTCAATGTGGAGATATTATTAGAGCTACAAGCTTAATGGATATGTTCTCTAGATTAAAATTAGAATATTGCTGTAATTAATAATTTAAAAATAATATTATAATGTGCTTAGATTGCAATGAAATAATAACTGTAGGTAATACTGGTTCAGATGGATGGTCACCTGTTCTAGCTTTATATGAAGGTACCTGTGGTGAAACCTCTGTAACAGTTCAACAATTAGTAAGTTGGATTGATGGTTCAGGTACTAAACCTGACTATAATGGTGATATAATGACTGATGCTTGGTTAGCTGCTAATCCTATTTATATAGGAGCAACTGGTTTTGTAACTGATATATGTGATGCTGTACCACTTGGTGGTAGTGCTGGTACTCCTGGAGCTACTGGTCCAACAGGTGCTACTGGTCCTCAAGGTCCTCAAGGAGATCCAGGTTGTACTCCAATTGCTGATTTAACTTTTGAATTTACTAATAATGGTGAAGCATTAGATCCTGCTGTAGAATATACAGTTGATATTGATAATACTGATCCTTGTGCTCCAATATATAGTGTATCTATTGATGCTAATGATTTATTTACTAATACTGGATTAGTTAATGCTTTTACTAGTACAACTACTTTTACTAATATATTAAATGATTTACCAGCTTTAAATCCTACACCAACTATTAAAAAAAATACTGATTCAGTAAATCCTTTATCTATAGGTACAACTAATGAAGATATTCAATATATTAATTTTGGTTCAGTTAGTACAATACCAAGTTTTGGTAGTTGGGCACCAAGTTGGATAGAATGGAGTATTATTGGTAATAAAATGTATTTAAATTTTGAAATAAATATAAGATATAGTGATCCTGGACCAAGTGGTAATGGTGCTGGAATACAACTTTTAATGGTAATACCAAACAATGAAAAAAGACTTAATGTTTATGAAAAAAATTCAATTACAATAATAAGTCCAAGTTATACTAATAATGGATTAAACTATGTTCAATGGCCTGGTATTATTACTACAAGTTATACAAATGATAGATTTTTAACATTTGGTACATTTAGTATAGCTGCATTTACTAATACTGTAGGTAGTCCTACATTACCAACTGGTACATTTTATCCAGGTATTCTTACTACTAATACAGGTAGAGATTATATATATACTGGTCAAATAACTTTTACAATTCAATAATATGATAGAAATAAATATAAATTTTGCAGGAAGTACGTATAATATATACAATACTTATGTTACTAATAATTTTATTATTAATGGTACTGGTACATTAACTTCTAATTATACTATTGCTTTTTTAGGAACTCCTCAAACTGGAAATACAATTACTTTTTACTATAAAGGTGTTGTTGATAAAGCTAGTTATAATTTTAATATATTAGGTACTAATTTAACTAGTACTCAATTAAATAGAGAATCAACTATTACAGCTGTATATAATGGTGTTAGTTGGGATCTTAATGTTGGAATTAATACTCAATCAGCTAGTTGGTTAAAACCAACAGATCAAGCTACTGGAGGTAATTATGATGTTATTACTGCACCTGTTAGTTTTGAATCAGGTGAACAAGGTAATGCTAAAATTTATTTACCTTATGCTTGTACAATTAAAGCTGTAATATTTACAGCTACTAAAGCACTTGCTGGTACTGATGATGGTAATGTTAGTATGGATGATAATGGTGGCACTACTGTATTTAGTTTAACTGTACCTATGAGTACTACATTAGGTACATCTGTACAAAACTCAAGTGTTAATTATTCATACACACCTCCTTCAGGTATAACTAGTTATGTTACTTTAAGACAAAGTAAAATAACTGCTGGTGGTAAAGGAACTGTAGCAATTATAACAGAAAGAACTTAATATGAGAATAAACTTTACAGAATCTACACTTACAACATTAAAAAGAACTGCTAATTGTTCTTATGCTAATGCTGTATATAAACTCACTATGAAGGCTCAACAAGGTCTTAAATGTGATGATATATACAAGAAGTCTGTTCTTATGCACGAAGTGAATAAACTGCTTTGTAAGTATAATCTTAGTGAAACTGTTTATTTTAATTCTACATATAGTAGTCTTCTTATTAATGTTGCTGGTATAGGTGTTTTATTTAGTGTTTTTATTGGTGGAGAACAAGTTGCTACAGACCTTAGTAGACAAGAACTTTATTATTATTTAATAAGTTTAGGTTGGCGAGATAACGCTAATCTTGGTCCTAATAGTAATAGTCAACTTTTACAAATACCTGCTTATTTATTAGCTCAATATAGTAATTTACAAGATATTGTAATTGCATATGAATCAAATGATATAATTTATATTACTAGAAATGATGAATCATCTAGTGTTACATCTGCAATAGCATTAGGTAGTTATACTGCTGTAGATTATACAGAAGAAGAATTAAATTGTATTACTCCACAAGATTTACAAGTATTATATGAGTTTACTCATAAGTATAAAGAAACTGCAGCTAAATCTTCTAAAAAAATAACTGCTCCTAGTAGTACTAATAATACTACACAAGATAGTAATTGCTGTACTTGGGGTAGTATAACTGGTAATATAGGTAATCAATCTGATTTAGTTAACTATTTAGCTACTGTTGAAAAAAACATGATAGCTGTTGAAGATGAAGGTACTGAAATAACTAATGATGTTAAAAGTATTAACTTTATTGGTACTAATGTTACTGCTACTGATGATGGTAATGGTAATGTTACTGTAAATGTAACTGGTGGTGGAGGAACTGCTTTTCAATGTTCTGATTTAGAAGGATGTAATATTAGTTTATTAAACAATGATGCTGGTTATATTACAGATGCTACTAAATATACTGTTGATAATGGTTTAAATGAAAATCCTACTAATAACTTTAGATTAGGTGGTACTTTAATAGAAAATACTGTTATTGATACAGATACTAATTATTTATCAATAGAAAGTAGTACATTAAACGGTGCTCCATTTAGAGTAGGAAATTATAATTTAGATTTAACAAGTGATGGCATTAGTGTTTATGTAGAAGATGGTGTAGCTGGAGTATATGAATCAAATAATTATTCATCACAAAGTACATATCCAATATTAGAACTTAAAAGAAATAGTTCAACTAATTCTAGAACTTATGATGAATTAGGTGGTGCTATTGATTTTTATTTAAAAACTAATAGTAGTAATTTTACTGGTGATCAAAATGGTAGAATAAGTTGTGTTTGGAATAATTCTTCTACTAGTAATAGTAAAATGGAAATTTGGGCATATGTAAATGGAATACCAACTAGAATTGCTACATTTAATTCAAATCAATCTACATCAGGCATGATGAATTTTGAAAAGTATGGTCTTGGTAATTTTATTGGTGGTACTAATTATTTATTAGGAGTTAAAAATGATGGTAGTATTACAGAAGTTGATCTTCCTGTTGTTAAAACTTTTAAACAAGAAATAACAATGGCAGATTTTAAAACTGGAAATGCAGTTTCAATTTTACCAGCTCCTGGTGTAGGTAAAGCAATATGTGTTATTGAAGCATCATTTAAACTTAATGGAACAACAGGTTATTCTGGAGCAACTGGTTTATTATGTATATATCCTACTACTAGTGGTAGTAGTAGTAAAAAAATGTTTGATTCAAAAGATAATACATTTTTTCAAACTAATATAGGCGGTATGTATAAAATGGCAGATACAAACACTCATAATGCAAGTTTAGCATCTAATATTTTTGAAAATGAAAGTTTAAGTGCTAAAGTATTTTGGACAATTGGACCAACTACTGGAGATCTTAGTGCAACAGTTTATGGATCATACAGAATAATAGATTTATAATATGACTACAGATATACTATTAAACATAAAAAAATTATTAGACTATCCACAAGCTCTTGGTAATGAAACAATATTACTAGGAACTGGATATATATCTTTACTAACTATACCAGAAAATGCTAATTATGCAATTATGACTATAGATAGTGGAGAAGGTAGAGTATGGTGGACAGGTGATAATCCTAGTGCTACTAATGGTTTATCTTTACAAGCATTTGATGTTACAGGTAGACAAAACTTACTTAACTTTAGAGCTATTGGTACAATAGGTACACCTCTTTTAAATGTACAATATTTTTACTTACAAGCATGATATTTTTTAACAAAAGATCTACATTTGTACCTTATATTAGAGGTAGAGAGATTACAGTAGTAGCTAATTATGCTGCTTTACCTGATCCCACAACTGTAGGAGATAAGTTTTATTGGTGTGAAAATAGTCAAGGTACTGCTTGGTTACCTGGATCATTAGGAGGTACATATTATCCTAGAGGATTATATTACTCTAATGGTACTACTTGGGAGTATATGGAAACTCCTATTCAAGCTACTCAAGCTGAAGTTGATGCTGGTGTTATTGATGATAAATTTGTTAGTCCAAAAACTTTATATAATAGTACTCAATGGGATACTGTTAGAATACCATTAGAAACTAATGGTGTTTTAAATGGTAATCAAAATTTACTAAATCTTGTAGAAGGAACTAACATGACTATTACAGATGATGGTTTAGGTAATATAACATTTGATGCTACAGGTGGAGGTGGAGGAGGTGCTGGTATACCACATACTACTGCAAGTGGTACAGATACTTATACAGCAACAGTTACAGGAGTTACTGCTTATAATGATGGTGATGCTTATTTAGTTAGATTTCCTAATGGTAATACTACAAGTGCAACATTAAATATTAATAGTATTGGTGCTGTTACATTATATAGAAATAATGATGGTCCACTTATAGGTGGTGATATATGGACAGGTGCAGAAATGTTATGTATTTATAATAGTACAACAGGTGGTTTTCAATGTATTGGAACATCACCTAATAGTTTATTTTCTTATGTAACTAATGATGATTCAGTAACAATTACTAAAGGTCAAGTAGTATATGCTTTTGGTGGTACAGGAGACCGAATGACAGTTAAATTAGCTAATAACACAGGAGATGCCACATCAGCTAAAACAGTTGGTGTTGTAGCTTCAACAAGTATTGGAGTAAATCAAAAAGGTGTTATTATTATACAAGGATTACTTGATGGTTTAAGTATTTTACCTACATCAACTTATAGTGATGGAGATAGCATTTATTTAGGTGCAACAGCAGGGGCAATAACTAAAACTAAACCTTATGCACCTAATCATTTAGTATATGTTGCAACAGTGACTACAGCAAGTAATGGCTCATCAGGTAGGATGTATGTTCGTATTCAAAATGGTTACGAATTAGATGAACTGCATAATGTTCAAGCGCAGTCACCTGCATTAAAAGATACATTATATTATGATACAGCTGATAGTCAATGGAAAACTAATAGTATTACAGGAATATTAGGTTATACACCTGAAGATGTAGCTAATAAAAGCACTAATACATCTTTAGGTACAAGTAATACTTTATACCCAACTCAAAATGCTGTTAAAACATATGCAGATACTAAACAACCATTAACCCCAAGAATACAATCAGTAACATCAGCAGCGACAGTTACACCTACAGTTAATGATGACATGGTAATTATTACAGCACAAGCAGCAGCACTGACATTAGCAAATCCTACAGGTACTTGGGTTGAAGGTCAATCTTTAATAATTAGAATTAAAGATAATGGTACTTCAAGAACTATAGCCTATGGTGCAGGATATAGAGCCATTGGTGTTACAAGACCAACAGCAACAGTAATCAATAAGACTATTTACTTAGGTATTATCTACAATGCAACTGATTCAACGTGGGATATAATTGGTTATAATCAACAGGCATAATATGAGTTTTGCAATAATATCATCAATGCGTAAGAATGATGCTGATGCGCAGACTTTTCTTACAACAGCAAGTATTACAGATCAAACAATAAGTTATGCTATTAATAGCCTTGTTGTTGATTTAAAAAACTTTGGTTTATGGGCAAAATGTACTGCTATTTACCCTATGGTAGGTGGAACAAATATTACTCATACTTATAATTTAAAAAATACTGCACAATATAATTTAACATTTACAGGAACATGGACTCATTCTTTAACAGGTGCATTACCTAACGGAACTAATGCTTATGCAGATACAAGTATTAATGCTAGTACGGTATTAACACAGAGTAGCAATCACCTATCTTTTTACTCAAGAACAAATGCAACAGCTGTAGATGGTTGCTCAATAGGTGCAGCAACAGGTGCTGGAGTGCCATCTTCTCCATTTTTAGCTTTATTTTTAAAAACAGTATCTAATCAAGCTATTTATTATAATGCAACAGGAGCAGCAGCAGAATCTGCGATTGTATCAAATACAGATAGTCGTGGTTTTTATATTGGAAATAAAACAGGATCAGGAATAGGTGGTAATAATATACTTAAAAATGGAGTAATTTTAAACCAAAGTACAGTTGCAGTTTCAGTAAATACTTACCCTAATGCAAATATATTACTGAGTGCTTGGAAAAATACAGGAACAGCATATTATGATAATAAAGAATGTGCTTATGCAAGTATAGGGATAAGATTAAATAGTACTGATTATCCTATGTATAATTCAATAATTCAAAACTTTCAAACAATGTTAGGTCGTAGTATTGGAACTCAAACTGTATCTGATTCTGATGCTCAAGCATTTATTAATGCTGCTGATATACAA